AACACCAATGCGTTTGGCCAGGGCCTGTGCCTGTGAATGCAAGTCATCAAACTGTGTCTGTTCTTCATCGCTCAGATCACGGGTTTCCGTGGTGGCGGTATCCAGTAGGGTTTCGGCCTGCTTGAGCAGGTCAGCACGTTGCTCGCGTAATTCTTTGATTTGTTTCCAGTTCATGTTCAAATTCCTTTATGCAATCTGGGCACGCTTTAATTGCAGGCGTGCCGCATTCAATCTGTGGGGGGTGTTCAATCGGGATAGTTCCGCCAGTGTGTCACTGGGCAATTCACGCAAGGTCACAAGGCCACTGTCATAGGCGGGAAAACTGACGATGGAGATTTCGCCAAGGGAGGCCTGAGTGATGCTGCGGATACGCTGACCTTCTTCAAACTGATAAGTGGCCCGTGCATCGCCAAAGCCAAACGACATGCCGCTGATATCACCACGGCGCACGCTTTCAACAATATCGTTGGCGTAAGAGGTAGCAGGCGGGATGATCTCAAACCGCAAGCCATGTTCATCGCTTGATAGCGACAGCGTTCCTGCACCTGACCTGCCCAAAACCTTGCCACGATCATGATCCACCAAGGCCCGGACGTCACGCCCACCTTCTAAATCCTTGGTAAACGCCCCCGGAAGGATTCGTTCGCGGAAAGTCAGACCATCCTTGACCAACGGTGCGGACAAAGTATTCCACACAATGGCATAGCCCACCAGTTTGGCAGGCTCATCGCCGGACTGTCTGACTTCCAGTTGAGTATTAATATGTTGGCGTGTTTCTAACATATTTAGTTCTCCACTAGATACTACTGTCGATTTTGGTTAATACTTACCATTGACTGGTTCGTATTTTTAATATTTTCTTCATTTTCTATGCTTGATAGTTTTGTGTACGCACCATTGACGATGGGTTCATTGCCAGAACCATTAGAATAGGGATTGAGATTTTCACGCTCACGGATTTCCGACGGCGTGATTGCTCCCATGTTTAATAGTTCGCGGTAGTAGGCAGCCTTGGCTTGATAGTCACCTGTAAGTAGGTCATCAAACAGAAATTCACAAAAATAGGTTTGACTTTCGTCTTCACGGAATAATTTGCGACTAAACTCCATCCGAAACCGCTTGCCCCAGGGGCGCAAAGTATTCGTCACAAACCATCGCATGGTTGCTTCGCCAATGCTGTAGTTCGAATCGCGAGTATGATTGAGCATGATCGAGGGCACACGGAACAACCGCCCGGCATCCTCGACACTGAATCGCCGGGATTCGAGCAATTGAGCCGCCTCTGCATCAATGGCAAACGGCTCAAATTTGCAGTTCTCTTGCAAAACAAGCACTTTGTGATGCTTGCCCAAGCCTTTGTGCTGGGCTTCAATGTCGGTGCGCAGAGCGCGGGCTGCTTTGGGACCGATGCCTTCAGGGTGAATCACCGCACCAGACGGTTGTACGCCATTGCCAAAGTATTCACCAGCAAACTTGTCGGCTGCGATAGCCGTGCCGATCATCTCGCGTGCCTCTTGTATGCGGTTGATCCCCAGGAATCCATTGAGCGATGGCCCGACAATATGTAACACCTCCGCAGGTGTCAGGGTGATCAACTGTCCATTGACACGCGATTGATAGTAAAGATCACCGTCAATCCGAATCGGTTTAGTCCGATCCGGCAACAGTGGGTGAATACCAATGGGCCTTTCGTCACTGCCACGCTCAATGTAGGCATAGCCATTGCCCCACAACAGGCAATGCAGCGTCATGGTTTCGATCAAGGTCTGACTGGTGATGTCGGGATTGGGTTCATCATGTATCAAGCGATACACAGGATGATCCGTTGCCCGTTCTTTGCCCCACGGTTCCAAACGGCGGTACACCACAAACGGCAGACTGCCCAACGCCTCAGCGATGCAGGTCACCGCCGCCAGGATCGGCACCGATTCAAGGGCCGTTGTCTCCGTGACATTGGCACCCGATGATGAAACCGCCGCTGTGAATGGCTCAATCCAGTACGATTCGACATCCGTGATCTGACGCTGTTCTTGCGATGGTGGTTCATTCACTGATGGAGTTGGCGGTTGGGTAAAGATGTTCTTGATACTTGTTAGTAGGTTCATTGTTCACCCTCCGCCCAATTGACATAGACTGACTGAAAACGACGTGGCGATGAGGATTCAGATTGAGGTTGATCAAAATCATCAGTATTCCAGACCGGATCGCTGTATGTGCTGGAAAATGGTTTGATTGGTGCTGCAAGATGCAACGACAAAGCCATCATTATGGCGGCTATGCCATCGACCTTGGATCGGGCCAGTTTTTTGTTCAGTGAATAGTTGGAAGCCTTGTCGATATCCACGACCGCGTTGGATGCATGCCAACGCAGAACCGGATGGCCACCGTGATTGATCTTGCCTGCTTGAATCAGGCGTTCGAGTTCTTTGGCAGGTAAATCCTGGGACCGCCAACCCTGTCCAGCAGGCCCGACATCAAAGCCGTTCTCCATCAAGTCCAGTTCCAGTTGCTGGCCTTGGAATTTGCGGTCAATGGCCAGTCGCTGAATGTCATACCGTTGAGCAAGCTCCCGCAGATCGCGTCGGATGTGGGCGTAATCCACGACATTGCCCGGTGTCAGTGTCAAATGTCCCACTTTGGCCCAGGCGCGGTAACTGACTTTGTGTTTGCGTTCCAACTTGTGGATGTTGTCTTTGGGCAGATAGAAAGTGGGTAACAAAATGATTGATTCATCATCCTGAGGGAATGCCAGCACCAGGGCGGTGTCATCGGTGGCGCTGAGGTCCAAGCCCGCCCAGCATGGTTGACCTTGCAATGATGCGACATCAATGATCGACGAGCAGGCGTCCCAACGTTCCATCGATAGCCACGAATGGGCAGTGTTAACCCACTGATTCAAACGGTAACGGCGAAAACTTGCTTCCTTGGCCGGTGACTCTCTGGCCTCGTTGAAGTCCGCACGGAACTGATCAGCCTTGATGGTGATGCCCCAGGATGGATTGGCTTTTTCCCATGTGGATTCCTGATCCCAGGGATCATCCATGCTCGCTTCTGCGATGTACGTCAGGAAGCTGGTGTCTTCGATTTCACCAGACTGCACACGCTTGGCATACGTGTATTGTTCGCCGCAGACGGTTTCGTGGTCGGAGCCTGATGTGGTGATGACCAGATGCAACGGCTGACGACGGGCAATACCGGCATAACGCAATGTATCCCAAAGCTCGCGCCCGGGCTGCGTGTGCAGTTCATCGAAAATCACACAACTGGCGTTGATGCCTTCCTTGGTTTTGTGTTCGGCACTCAATGCGCGATAGAACGAGCGGCTCTTACCCACAATCGTTTTGGTTGAATCCTTCACGCGACACAGCCTGCGGAGGCTCGGGCTCATCTCCACCATCTTGGCCGCTTCCTTGAAGACCAACGCAGCCTGATCCCGGTCACCGGCAGCAGAATAGATTTCCGCGCCGTGTTCCCCGTCAGCGATGAGCATATATAAGGATACGCCGGACATCAGTGCCGTCTTACCGTTCTTTTTCGGTGTAGATATGTAGGCTCGATTAAATCGCCGCAGGCCCGAGGGTTGTTTCCAACCAAACAGTGGTGCGATGACATACTGCCATTGCCAATCCAGCAATTCAAAAGGCTGGCCTGCCCACTCGCCTGTGCCGTGTCGCAGGAATCGCTTGAAGAAATCACGGACACGCTGTGCAGCCACCAGATCAAAATAACATCCCTGCTCCACTGCCAGCTTGTCGTTGGGTGTGCGTATCCATTGGGTCGTGATGTCATCGGGCGTTTGTTTCATGCGTTTAGAAAATCCTCAAGGTCATCAGCTTGTTGACCATCAATACGAATGCGCGAACGACTCGAAGGCGTCATGCCAAACTCGGGCAACACCTTGAGCATCTGGGCCATCGCCTTGTTGGCAATCGATAGCCACGGGTTTTGAATGGGATAGCCACTTGGACTTTTCACGATGGGGCCATGTTTCTTGAGTTGTGTTTCCGCTTCGACCCATCGTGCCCATGATTGGCAATAGGATGCCAAGGCGGCGCGGTCGATCTTGGACATCAATCCTGCATCAAGCAAATCATGTCCGATTCGCCGCCATTCCTTCTGTGCCTCGGCAGACAAATGCGTCGGAGCGTTGGGCAGCTTGGCATCCATCACGGGTTCCGCATCATTGAGCGGTCGCTTGCCGGGATTACCTTCAATGCGTTTGATTTCTGTTGGCTTGGGTTTGCGACCTCTCATTTGGCATCACCCCCTGCAATGACCGTGTCGATCCATTCCTGATGGAATCGCAGCAGTTGTTCATGGTTGGTAATGGCAAACTGTTCGACGTTGCGGCAACTGCGCAGATTGGCGGATGACTCCACGATAAGGTTGTTGCCATCACTCATTTGTGCGGTGATGACTTTGGCATGGTTCCGCACCGAGGCGAATCGTTGACCGCGATTTGCAAGTTCAAGGGCAAGCCAGTCCACGATGTCATGCTCGTGTGTGCGGAAATAGCACGAGATCACCATTGAGATCGAACCAATCAATCCCTGATCAAACAATCCGAGTAATTCATCTGCGTTACTGCGGCTAAATCCCAAGGTGGCAAGGTGCAAATGATCAATCCGGGCTGGTTCACCCAACCTCAGAAACGCTGGCACCAAAGCCCACGCAGGCCAGTTACCTCGACAGATGATGTGAAATGTTTCGTCTGGGGCAGGCAAACGTTCCAACGTTGCCGCCGCGTTGGCCACCTGTTCCAAACGCAGCAGTTCATGCTTGTGTGACAAAACTAACTTACGATCCTGGGCCAGCCCCGCGCCGACATTGCGGGCCTCCACAGGTTCGTCATAGAACGATGGCGGATCGATATCCAATGTTTGTAGATCAGAAAATGGATCAGTCATGCTCCACCCCCGCAATCCGATGAGCCTTGCCTCCGGTAAACTCCTCCCATCGCTTGACGATCACATCGCAGTACAAAGCATCAAGTTCCATGAGGAAGGCTTTGCGCCCCGTCTGCTCACAGGCAATCAGTGTTGAACCACTGCCGCCGAATAAATCGAGGACGTTCTCGCCAGGTTTGGATGAATAGGTGATTGCACGCACCGCTAATTCGACGGGTTTCTCTGTTAAGTGGATCATGCGTTGAGGTGGAATTTTCTTGATACTCCAGACATCCGATGGACCGGACTCGGTTAATATGTTGACCGCATCGTCAACCGGAACACAACGTAGTTTGCGAGCATTGGCTGGAGGCAAAATATCAAGGCGACTGCCTTCGGGTGTTTCAACACGGATGCCGCGACCCAGGGCGACCGTTCCCGCTTCACCGCGTGTCAACCGCCAGACGTCGGCTATGTTGGGCTCAGCATAAAATTGATGGGCCGCGCCTTGCCGCCAGCCATAAAAGGCCCATTCATGCGCTGTCATGAAATCCTTGCGGGTCAGAACCGGATGCTCTTTCATCCAGATGATGGCTTGGGAAAAATACAGACTATGTTTCTTGAGGACTGGCGGGTAGTTGGCACAGTTTGTGAACCCGCCCCAAATATAAAAGGCGCGGCCGGGCAAAAGTACTCTTGATATGTTTCCGAACCACTTGTCCAACATATTTTCAAAATCTTCATCCGACAGAAAGTCATTGGCTAACGGGCGATCCTTGGCTCGCAGCTTATTGGTGGTCGGCTGATTCTTTTCTGGATGGCGTACAGCATCCATGCTTTGGTGATGTGTGCGGGTGAAAGATGAATTGCCAGCAGCAATGGCATTGTTGGAGCGTGGCTCAACCTTGACGTGGTGTAGGCCAGGGAATCGCACCCTGACCCCAACCCCGAACCGGACGTGCAAGTTTCCAAGCATCCGGCTCTCCAAATGTTTCTTGGCTTCACTTTGCATCATGCTTCTCCCGATGACAGCGC